GACGCTCTTCCGATCTGAATGATAGGGCTGGAAATAAGAAACCAGCGAAGTCGAAAGGATTCTACAATGGAAACAACTAATAAGTGCAGTATTTGTGGCAAGATCTATGAAGGACATGGTAACAATGCAAGTCCAGTTAATGATGGTCGTTGTTGTGATGAATGCAATGATAAAGTCGTGCTTCCTCGTCGTTTGATGGACCTCAACAAGAAAGAGCCGGCTGATATCAAGCAGAAGGTAAGGGCTTTCCTTAACGAGTTTTACAAGATCAAGTATGACATGATTCTTAAGGAAAAACTTGAAGAAGTTCGTGACGTCAATGGTCCGTCTGACGAATTTATCAAAAAGCTTTACAAAGAGACCACTCGTAAGATGCTTGACTTGGCAAATGATAAATTGGACGATGATGTAGTCCAAGGTATTCTATTCGGGTACATTGGCGTTGTCGGTAATGATCTTGACATTGTGTTTGACTTATACGAGCTGGTGCATGGCAAGAAAATCAAACTTACTGGAATTGATCTCGATGTATTCTTCAAGTAGTTTTAGATGGGGCTTCTTAGGAGGCCCCTTTGTCGTATGTAAGGAGGGTAGATGCCTAAAACAGATAAAGCAAAGATCATGCAACTTTGCAATGACATCAATAAGAAGTCGGGAGAAGGAACTATTTACACGATTGGTTCAAAACATGCAAATTTGAAAATCAATCGTTGGTCAACGGGAATTGAGGATTTAGATGCAATCATCGGTGGAGGAATGCCAGAAGGTCGAGTCATCGAGATCTACGGTCCTGAAAGCTCTGGAAAAACTACGCTCTTGTATCAGTTATGTAGTAGACATGATCTCGCACTTGATATCCCAATTGAAGGAACTTTTGACGCAGATCGAGCAAAAGTATTCGGAAACAAGCCAAAGCAACTTCTTATATACAGGGCAAGATTCGGTGAGGACGCGCTCAATAAGACGATTAAGTTCGCAAGAGCAGGCATACCTCTCATCGGTATCGACTCAGTCCCATCGATGGTTCCCAAAGAAGATGCCGAAAAAGTCTTGAAGTCTGCAGATCGTGATTCAATTGAAGAACAAAGAATTGGTGGGACTGCAAGATTATTGAACAAGTATTTGCCAATCATTGAAGAGATCATTGAAGTCTCAGGAACTACTTTAGTGTTTGTAAATCAGGTACGTGATAAGATGAATGCAATGATGTTTGGTGAGAAGACTGACACTCCTGGTGGAAGGAAGCTGAAGCATAGTTGCTCAGTTAGAATTCAGGTTGCAAGACGTGCATGGATTGAGATTCCAAATAAGAATCCTCATTCGACAGCAAAGAGCGAAAAAGTTGGATTGATCATGAAATGTAAGGTGACCAAATCTAAGGTTTGCAATCCTATGGGAGAATGCGAGATTCCATTGTTCTTTGATCGTGGTTTTGTAAGTTTTGATGACGTTCCAACAATTCGAAAAGAACTAATGAAGAAGCGAGCAGAAGAATTTGGAAAAAGAATAAGCAAAAAGGACATGGAGGAGTTTGAAGATGAAGACTAATGAAGAAAAAGCAGAAGGCATGGTCAACGAACCTCCACATTATAAGCAGCATGAGATGGAATGTATTGACGAGATGGTCGTCGTCTTTGGTACTTCAGCTGTGATCGACTATTGTAGATGCACAGCATGGAAGTATCGTTACCGTGCTCCATACAAGGGGAAGTTTGAAGAGGATAACAAGAAAGCAGATTGGTATCTTAAGAAAGCAAAGGAGTTAGAGGACAATGATTACGCGGTCTGGTAAAGACGAGTACTACATCGACATAATTCATGCAGTGCCTGGACAGACAAGGTGATGTCAGATGTACGTTTTGAAGATACCTAACTTCAACTTAAGACAGATTTACGAATCATACCAAGACATAAACATCTTGGTAAAACAAGGTTTTGAACGTGAAGGTTTTTTCTTCTTTCGTGGTGAAGAAATGATCAAAGTCGAACAACATGACGATAGAATCTTGTTCTCTTGCAATGATGAGCAATTGTATGACATCTGGTTTGATTTCTTTGATCTTTCTACTGACTACAGTTTGCTTAACAAAGCAGTACTTGATATAAGATCTTCTGGTACTATAAGCAACTCTGCAAAATGTTCTGACGGAGTTCATTTACTTGCTCAAGATCCCTTTGAATGTATTGTGAAAGAAATGTTATTCACAAAATGCAGTCCAAATAAAGCTAGGGAAAGACTTGAATCAATCAAAGAAGCAACTACAGAAGAAAGAGGAAAGACTTTCAAAGGTTTTGGATACACTAGGTGGAGGCCAATACCAAATGTTGATCAATTGAAGGACGGTCTGGAGCTACTAGATTGGTTCTGCGACACTGAAACTTCTTTGATATGTAAACACATTATTGAATGGTCAGAAAGTCATAGAATGCTTCTGGATACTTCTAAGAGCCATTCAAAAGATGAAGCAAGGACTGAACTTTTGAAGTTAGTTAATGACGAGCACAAAGTCAATAGAATCCTTGCGTATGGTTTTGGCTTCCATGATGTAAGTTGTGTGTCTCCAAAGCAATCAATGAAGATTGAATCTGAAACTGAAGTCGACGTCGAAACTATAATTGATTTTGAATTGTCAAAATGGAAACACAAGCAAGCGTATGTCGGAACTATTCTTGCTAGAGATCAAATTATGAAAATGAAGAATAAGGGAAAGGCAAAATGTCATGGGAATCGTCAATGACATAAAGAAACAAGCACAGAAGAATGGAACGGTGATTCAAAGTTCTGAAGCTCAAGAACTATGGTCAATCATCAACAATGCTTTTCTGTTGCAACATGACATTGACAATGAAGTCAAATTCTTGAAGATGGTAATGACTCGTGGTTCTGATACTCAGGAACGTGTTGGCCTTCATGCATCGTCAATGCTGATCTCAGACAGTGCATTTTGTTGTAGACAACAGGTCCTTTCATTGGTGTACAGACAAGTTCAAAAAGACAATGTTTCTATTCCTTTGCTGAGGATCTTTGAAGAGGGAAATGCAATTCATGAGAAGTGGCAAAGGTTGTTCATTCGTGCTGGGTGGTCTAAATGGGACCAACTTGACTTTACTCAATACTGTGATGAGTACAAAATGTCATTCACTCCAGACATCATTTGCAAGATACCTGAGTTTTACGATGGTGAAATGATTGGCGAGATAAAGTCGGTAAATACATTTCAATACAAACGAATGACTCGGCATCCGTCAGCGTGGAAGCAATGTCAATGGTACATGCACATGACTGGTCTAAAGAAGGGATTTGTCCTTTGTGAAGATAAAAACAACCAAGAGTTCAAGTTGGAAGTCTATGACTACGATCCGAGCTCAATTGAGCAATTTATTGACCGTGCAGATGAAGTCATTGAAAGATATAATCATCTAGTCAATGATCATAAAATGGTTGGACGTCCAAACGATGCTTCGTCTCCAGATTGTAAGCGTTGCAAAGAATGTGCAATGCGTGATGCTTGTTGGAACATTGGAATGGGTCGTGTAAAAATAGTCGAATGATAGAAAGTCATCAGATGCTTTCTAAGGCCCCATTATCATTTTAGCCAATAGATTATATATACATGATCTTAGCTAATCTGGTAGGGGCCTTAGATGTCTTCTAAGGGGTATTCATATAATGTCCAAAATATGTCCAATTGATGGATCACATAAGTTGTATGTTGACTGTATGGAATGTGATGTAAGAAAGGAATGCAAGAGAGGTGAGTTGAAGTTGAAGAAAGCAAATCAAATTGTCATTGGTATCGATCAATCATATAAGAACACAGGAGTGTCAATTGCAGCAGATGGAAAGTTACTACGTGTCAGCAATATTGACTTAACAGAGTCTGGTGATAAGACATGGAAGCGTAGAGAAATAAGAAAACGACTTGATAAGCTATTGATGCAGGCTGATTCTAAATCAAAGAACAAGCCAATTGTAGTGATAGAAAGAATCAGAATGTTCTCAAAGAACTTTATCAGTATTGACTACATAAAGCAAATCGGAGCACTAGATTCAGTGATTGTTGACACTGCTTGGAAACATGGAATGGAGACTTATTCTGTTGACACAAGGGCTTGGAAAGCAGCAGTTCTTGGGACTTCTAAACCTGCAGAAAATGAATTCGGGGTACCTCCAGAGAAATGGCCATGTGTCGAATGGATCATTAAAAATGGCTTTGAAAAGTCAGTGAAGAAGGTTGTCGAAGGAAGAAGAATGAAGGGTTGTTTCTTTGATAAAAATGGCGACAAATACGAATATGATAATGACGCCTGCGACTCAGCTGGAATAGCAATGTCATGGTTCTGTTGCACTCCAGACAAGTTCGAAAGGGAAGTTTAATGCATTACACGGTGTTGTTGAAGAATGACTTTGAGCAGAAGGAAGTAAAGGTTCAAGCAAGGAATCACAGTATCTTGGTAGATAAGCTTGACGAGCTAATGTCTGATGGTAGATACGACACTGCTGATTGCTTTTATGATGATGGCAAGAACATTGACGAGTTGGCCTTCCATTATGAAGTTTGAAAACTTAATAGAAACAACAAAAACAATGATGGAATCAAATAAAATGAATGAATCTGAATGTGTTTCCTCGTACGCGTATACGTATGCATGACGCGCAGACGTCGTTCCTGACACACGTGCATGTACACGCCTGAAGTACTAGCTTATACTACTTCTAGTATTACTTGTTATTTTCTTTGTTTTCTTAGTTTTTCATTTTCTCTGTTTTCATTAGTTTCAAAAAAATTCAAATTGATGGTTTACAAGAAGATGAAATTGTAGTACAATGAAATTGTGAACAAAATAGAAACGAAGAATCCTTGTAGTAGCTCAGAGGAGCAATGATAAGAATGATTGAGAAGCTTATCGAAAACAAAACAAAGAAGATATGGGTTGCTCAGTTCAATACGATCGGTGAATTCAGTAACTTCATAACGAAGAGTCCAACAAATGAAACTTTCAAACCTGTCAAAAAACTAGATTCAATGTTGAAAGACGAACACTCAATGAAGTTCACTGAAACTTCTAACTTCGACGAAGCAATCAACTTGTTGGCAAATGGTTGGTCAAACAAAGCAAATGAGATCAATCGTAAGTTGAAGGCTTCAAAGATGGACGCAACTTTCAAAAAACAGATTGCAAATGTTCTTGACGTTGCTGGTTATCAGCCAATTGTTCCTTTGTTTCTTACAGGTCAACCAGCTTGCATGGTAAACAAGAAACAGAAGTTGATAAAGCAGAAGATACTTACTTTAGTGAAGCCAATCAACTATCCTAGTTACGTCAGTTCAAGCAAATGGACTGAAGAAGGAATTAAGGCATTGCAGATAGTTAGAAGTCTGGAAGCAAATGGTTATCGAGTGAATGTTGATGTAATTCGTGCTGGATATGGTGACTACAACAATCGTTACGGTGTTTGTTGTAGGGTGAGGGTTAAGCATTCAAATGAACGTTTGAACATTTCGAAACTTGCATTCACCATGTGTCATCCATCAATGCAAAGAAGGCTGATGTTCAGGTTCACAGAAACATATGACAAAGTAAATGAAGACTTTCGATATTCGTATGGTCATCCATTCAGTTACAAGTCAGATTTTGATTTGGTGACGAATCCAAAGAATGAATTTGTTCTTCCGTTGTTCTTCGATAAAAGTTTTGACGCAAGCAAGGTGAGTAACATGGAAGAACTTAAAAGAATGGCATAAAAGTTGTTTACTTTGCATTTTCTTTGTGATACAATGCAACTACAGGGAGTGAAAAGCTCAAGAGTTTCGAGATCGAAGGAGAACGAAAATGATGGACACCACTTACGAGCCTCTCAAGCCAGTTAGTTTCAAGGTCAATAAAATTGAGAAGGCCAATAAGCAGGGTTGCATTGTAGCTCATATTCAGTTCAATGGGAACGACAAAGAATACACCTACGTAAGGAAGTATCGCAGGGACCGTGAATACGGTTGGTGCAATCCGGTATATTCGATCGTCATTGACGGTTGTGAAATTCAGTTTAAGGAGAACGAGGGTGAGTACGAGGTAATCAACTCCCATCGTCTCTACAACACCAAGGGTATCAAGAAGCTTTCAACTGCGAACCAGGGTGGTAAGCAGGACAATAAGAAAGAAGATACAGTTTCAGATTTGATAAACTTTGATCTGGTTGTTTCTCCAAAGTCTCCGAAGCCATCTCACAAGTCGATTTTTCCCGAAGTTGACCTTACCAAACCAGTCAAGCATCACAAATACGAGACGATTAAGACTTGCCTTCAGTGTAACATTCCGATCTATCTTGCAGGTCCTGCTGGTTCTGGAAAGAACTTCACGGTTGAGCAAATCGCAAATGAGCTTGGGTGGGACTTCTACTTCTCCAATTCAGTACAGCAGGAGTACAAGTTAACTGGGTTCATTGACGCAGGTGGAGACTTCCATGAAACAGAATTCTACAAGGCATGCACATCTGAGAATGACTCGGTGTTCTTCCTTGATGAGATAGACGCATCGATTCCGGAAGTTCTGGTACTTTTGAATGCAGCGATTGCAAATGGATACTTTGAGTTCCCGACTGGTCGAGTGGATCTCAAGAATGTGCACTTTGTTGCAGCGGGTAACACGGTCGGATCTGGTTCGGACGAGATGTACACTGGTCGCATGGTTATTGACCAGGCAACTCTTGATCGTTTCGCGATTATTGACTTTGGTTATGACTTGAGCATCGAGATGTTCATGGCAGAGAATGATGATGACTTGGTTGACTTCGTTCGCAGCCTTCGCAGATCGGCAGAGCAGAACGGTATCAGGGCAACATTCTCATATCGTTGCATTACCATGGCAAAGAAGCTTGAGAACGCTGGTATGTCGTTGGTTGAGGTGATCAAGATCGCAGTAGTCAAAGGACTTGATCAAGACACGATCAACACACTTTCGACGAAGACAGTATGCTGGGACAATCGATTCGCCAAGGCATTTAACGAGGTGAAGCTCGCAGCATAGTATTTGGTCACATGGTTTGCTAATGGCCACCAGAGGTTATCAGATTCATTCTGAGATACTTTGGTGGCCTCTATGGTATAATCCATAATATGGAAACAGAGAAGGTCTTAGAAAGGGTCTGGAGGTTCCAGATGATAACAAGGAATGATCTCAAAATGAGGGAGTACTCAGGGAAGGAATGCACGGCTTTCAGGATCAGCTTCAGTGATGAAGACACGGAGATGAACGCTAGGTGTGAGTATCGAAGACTTGAATCGAACATGAAGTTATGGAAGTTCGATGCAATAGTCGAATGTGGAACATACGAATCAAAGTTGTATTCGTTTCAGTATGAAGTTCCTTCATCGACTTTGAGTCTTGAACTTGTTGCAGCTGCAGGTTTGATGAGGTTCAATGACATCATTTGTAATGAGATTGCAGCAAAGCAAGTTCTTTCTTCGATGTTGTTTAGAGCATTCTCTGGGATGTGACATTGATGAAAAGGTCTGGAAAGTTCTACTATAAGAACGAATCTGAAGTCATGGAAATGCTTGGGATGAAGCAGGTTCCAGGCTCAGGAAACGGATGGGTTGCAAAAGAAGATGGAGAGAACGAGAAGTTGCTTTGTCAATTAAAGTCAACTGATTCGAATTCGATATCTGTAAAAAAGATAGACGTTGACAAGTTGCTTCTAAATGCTGAAGTTGAACACAAGCTTCCGGTGTTTGCTATTCAGTTTTTGAAGTCAGGAGAAGTTTATCTTTTGGTTCGCCCACTAGACATCAATGAAGTTGTCAAATATCTTGAAACTGGAATAGTTGATAGAAATGAAGACACTGACGTTGTTGACGTGAAGAAAAGAAAAAGACGAATGAAAACGGTTAAGTCTTCTGAGTCTGCAAGAAAAAGATTTGAAGTTGAAAACAGAAAGAAGTACAAGAAGAAGGAGAGGTCGGCAATATGATTGTCAAAGTCCAAGAAGTCGTCAAATATGGTGGACATAATCTTTCAGCAAATGGCAAGGTTGGTCTTACTTTGAATGCTAACTATTCTGAGTTGGTGAACACTATTCAGGTCTCTCAAATGCTGAACAACGATGTGAACATCAAAGCGAAGATGCCAGGAAAGAAAGCAATGTTGCTTGGTAGCTTTCGTGTTGGCAAGATAGAGATCTTTGATGACGGTGAATCTCGATTGAAGTTCAATGGTTTGAGTGACTATGTCGAAATGGACAACTTGAATAGTTTGCCTTTGAAGGACGAAGACATTCCGGAATTCAAGGTCTTGATTGAAGCCGACATCGAAGAGGAAGGTGAAATTGATGACGGCGATTCAAACGAATAAGAATGGTCGAGTAGAATATGAAAAGCTTTCATACGCAAAGGTGTCCAAGTCAAAGAACATTGTAGTATCAAAATGTTCACGAGGAGGATTTACAATTGCTCAACAATTGGTTGTCTCTGATGATCAGAATGAAGTATCTGTGTTCTTGAAGGGTGCATATCACATTAAGGATCTTGATGCTTTAATTGCAGTTCGAGATGCAATTGATGAAGCAATTCAAAAAGTTGAAGACGAAGGAATTGAAGAAGAAGACGACGGAGTAGACTGGGACGAATAGTCAAGAAATTATTTACTTTCGTCGTAAAATGTGGTAAAATAAAACAAAGCCATGGAAATGGAAAACTAGAGCAACAAAGAAAGTTGCATTAAGAAAGAAAAGAAGGGAGACCGTCATGGCACGTAGTTACACTCTTGGTGAGGCAGCAGACATTCTGGTTGAAGGTAAAGATGTGGAGGCAGTAAGTGATCTCCATCGTCGTTTTCCAATGTTCGCTCACAAGCTCATGGCAGCTATGAATGGTGACAAGGATGCAGTAGCAGAATTCATGCATTACATTCCTGAATACGTCAATCCACGAAAGGTTGAGAAGCAGATTGCCAATGGTAGTGATGCAACTGACACTGAGGAAGATGTAGATGAAGAAGTAGAACAGGACGTTCCTGAGGAACCAGCTCCTAAGAAGCGTACTCGCAAGGCTAAGAAGGAAGAAGAGCCAGCAGAGGAAGACGAACCTGCGAACGAAGAAGACAACGGTAAATACTCTGGTAAGAACGCAATGGAACTGTTCAAGGAATGCAAGAAGCGCGGCATCAAGGCTGCTCCAAAGAAGCCTGCTAAGTTCTATATCGATTTACTTGAGCAGGCTGATGCAGAAGCTGAGCAGGCTGATAACGAAGATGACGACGAAGATTGGGATATCTAAGTCATTTAACGAAATTGTAGAAAAAGGCGGGATAACATCGCTTTTGGCCGGTCCAGAAATGGGCCGGCTTTACTTGTATAAGGAGACGTAATGGACGTAAAAATTCTTTCTATGACAAATACGAATGGTCATACGATGAAAGAGTACATTGGACATCTTGCAGGAATTTGCTACGGAAAAGACGATTATTCAAGTAATAGGTGTGAGAGTTGTTACAGGGCTGGTCATACTGGTGTACTTGAACATGTTAGCATTTCTTTCTTTGTTGACGGAATAAGTCGAGTTTCTGCAAATCAACTTGTTCGTCATAGAATGGCTTCATATCTTCAGGAATCGCAGCGTTATGTAAAGTACGAATTTGACGAAAATATGTTTGTCATTCCTCCTACAATTGACAAGCATAACATTGACAGTTTTATGTTATCATGCAAGGCTGATATGAATGCATATCACGATTTGATTGAAAGAGGTACAAAACCTGAAGATGCTCGTTATCTGTTGCCGAATGCGATGAAAACGAAGATTGTCGTGACTAATAATTTCAGGTCTTTGTTTCATTTCTTTGATTTGCGTCTTGGTTATCGTGCTCAATGGGAGATCAGAAGACTTGCTGAAATGATGTTTGATGAACTTCAGAAAGTAGAACCAGATATTGCAAACATGTATATGAAGTACAGAGATGCAACAAAAATTGACTAATTCATAGAAAAAAATGCTAAAAACTTTTAGTTTCTGCAATAAAACTAGCAAAATTGTGATATAATGAAACTACAAGGTAATTGGAAAGTGGTTAGGAGACCAAAATGAAGAAGTTCGATATCGTTAAAGCAATCAGGCAAAATGATCAAATCATCATTTGCGACTGTGGTTCTGGTTGGAATGTTCATTATGAAAAGATAAACTTTGTAAAGACAACTCCTGCTGGTAAGATGGTATTCATGACTGAATATGGCAAAAGAGTAATGCTTAAGGCTGACGAATACGGTACAGGCGAATACAACGTTTGTGGTAAGCATTCGAATTGCTGGGTATCTATAATGAGTAACATCAAAGAAAATGGTCGTTGCAACTATGTTGAACACCGTGGTCTCCTTCTGTAGTAAACGAAAAAAACAAGAAGTCAGAGGGCAAAAAAAATGGAAAAGAAAAACAACATCAAATTGGTGCTCAATTCATAGAAAAACTTCAAAAACTTTCAAATTCTGGGGCAACAAGCCCCAGACTTGTGATATTATGTTCTTGTAAGGGAAATAAAGTTGCTAGGAGGCGTCAAATGTTCGACAAGGCTAAAATCAATTTTGACGATGATGTTATCAAGGTCTACAAGGGTCGCAAGATTGTATTTCACGGACAGTTCGACGAGTACTTCTACATCAACGACGAATTCGATGATAACTTCAAATGGGACTCTACTAAAAAGGTCTATGTTGGTTTTGGCAAGGCTCAGGGTTGGAAAGTTCGCAAGGCAAAGTAGTTCCTAGAGAGGAAGAAGAAATGAAGCAGCAGGATATTGAGTACATCAAGAAAATTTGCAGTCGAAATCTTAGCGAAGGAAACTGGATGGCAAGAGCTCAAGTGATGTTGAAGAACATCAAGCCATTGAAGGAAGCATCTCTTGACAATGAAGAACGATTGGTTGACGTTCCAATGGAAGCTCTGGAAGTCTTCTTGTTCAAAATGGTTCGAAAGTACGAAATGAGCGTAGGAACGATAACTACAATCACAGATCGAGATGGTGAAATGACATACCATTCTGGGATCTTTGGAAATGGACTTGATGTAGTTACAAAAAGGCCAGTTTGGTTGTTCACTGTTCATTCAAAAACAATCTATGAAACGTATGTTAAGTTAGTTCTAATGTCTTTTGTGTCTATCAAAGAAGGGAAGATAGATAAGAGGGTTGTCAAAAGACTGGATAGGAGGAAGTAGTGAAGAAACAAATCTACACGGACGGTGCATGCAGCATGAATCCGGGCCCAGGAGGGTGGGCTGTAGTCATTGAAAAAGATGGAAAGATTGAGACAATAAGTGGTCTTGATCTTGAAACAACAAACAACAAGATGGAGTTGACTGCAGCAATTGAAGCGTACAAGAAAGTCTTGTCTTTGAAGGTCAATGATCCCAGGGATAAGTCAGAGTACGAGATCGTAAGTGACAGTGCATACGTTGTAAATAGTGTAGAAAACGGCTGGATGAAGAAGTGGGCACTGAATGGTTGGGTCAATGGCAAAGGCGAGAAAGTAAAGAACATCGGACTTTGGAAAGAACTTGCATTGCTTATGAAGATGGCGAAGGCTGCAAAGTTGAATGTTAAGTTTAGGAAAGTCAAAGGGCATGCAGGAGACCCGATGAACGAAATTGCAGACAAGGTTGCTGTTGCAAAGAAGATTGAAGCGATTCAAATAAGCAACTTTGAAGGACGCTAGGAGGCGTTAGAATGACTAAAGAAGTTCACAACTTGAAATATGACAATGACTTTGAGAAGGACACTGCTTTCAAACGAAATGCGATGACAATGATTGAAAATTTTGAATGGCACGTCAAGAAGTTCTTTTCTAACGGTGCAAATAAAATAAGCAACGTATTGATTGTTATCGCTCCTTTCTTGATGCTTGCAATTGGTGAGTACGTATACTCAACTAGGGGAGAATTTTTGATTGGTGGAGAAATAATCATCTGTATTTTCTTGGTTGTATTTACTTTGTGTTTGAAGGCGTACTCGAACATATCGAAGAATTCAGGCAAGAACATTCCAGTTCCTTACGAACGATTCACAAATGTCAACTACGAGAATGGCAAGGTTGATGTTGAACAGAAGCGAGTTCAGGAGATGATCTTGTATATGGCGGATCTCGAAGATTGGTTTGATCGTAACGGGTATCACGATTAGGGATAATGTTACATGAGATATTCTGAGGCCCATAGAAGACATGATAATTCTAGTGATGGGTATTTATACCTATTTTGAATTCAAGAGTCTTAGATGTCATCTGGTAAAGCGAGAGAAAGGTTACATGATGGACCGAGTAAGTAGAGACAAGATGATCGAGAAACTTGATAGCCTGAAGAATTTGAAGGAATGGAAGGCATATGTTCAGAACTTACTTCGGTTCAATGACAGAGCTGTCAAATCAGCTTTAGTCCTTTTGCTAAGTCTTCAGGAGGAAGATGAACAAAGAGACAACAAGTCAGTCCATGAGAATGGTGTTGGGTTTAACAAGGTCGATGCAGACTTCTTGAGTAGAATGGCAAAGCGTGTCAATGCTGACATCGATTTAACGCAGAGTGAGATGCAAGCATGTCGATGGGCTTTGATGAAATACTGGCGGCAGTTGACTGATCGTTCGAAGGAAAACTTGAAGAAGATGAAACAACAACGGGATCTTGAGAACGAGACTGAGATTCAGAAGCAGATACGAGAGAACGGTTACTATCAGCCGACTTTGCCAGGAATGTAATAGACGTAAGTCAGTTTGAAAACGAGAAATGTTAAGACGTTGAAGAATACGTAGAAAAAGTTGCAAAACATTAGAAAAAGTTTGCTTTTCTGTGTTTACTTTTGGTAGAACTGTGGTATAATGTAATTACAAGGTAAACAACAAAGTGCTTAGGAGAGCAACATGGAAACCAAGATCATCAATCACTATTCTTTCACCACCAAGATTCGCGAGACCAAGAACACGCAGTTCATCAACGGCAAGGAGTACAAGGTCTGGAAGGTTGCCAAGCGCGGCAACTACAACGACTACATTGAGGTCGAGGATGGAAAGTTCGCGATGATCTGGCACGATCCATGTGGTTGGCATATCAGCGAGGCATATCCCGAGGTTGCCTAAAAAAAACTTCAAAAACTTTAAGATTCTGGGGCCAACGGCCCCAGTTTTATGATATAATGTATTCATAAGGAAGGTAAGGGATCTTCCAAGAAGCCTAGGAGGGCAAGATGAAAAAGATGAACAGTATTTATAACAACCTGGTTGAGAAGATCGAGAACGGTGAAGAACTGGTAATTGTGAAGGTTTCTGCTGGTTACTACACTAAGTTCTATTATGAGCGTATCAAGTACTCACATACAACGAAGAAGGGGTATATTTCCTTCATCACTGAGAGCGGTGAGAAGTTTCAAGTGAAGCCGTTCTTTGATAAGTGGTACTGCAATGAAGTTGAGTACAAGATGATCGGCAAAGCTCATGAGAAAAGATGTTTCCTTGAAACTATGGAGTTCGCAAAGCAAGCTGAAAAATATGTTGAAGGCAAAGTTCTAAACTAAATAAAGCAAAAAAAATCAAAAAAAATTTCAAATTCTGGGGCTGTTGCCCCAGACTTGTGTTATAATGTACTTACCAAAGGAAAACACAGAGTAGTCTAGGAGGACACCATGGTACGCAAGATCTACACCAAAGAGAATCAAATCGAAAAGTTTGGTTTCGTTAAGACTAATGAAAAGATTGAAGTTACTTTTGGTGGCTGGGACGGTAAATCGTACAATGGCGAGACCAAGAAGATGAATGTTTGGGTTTGCGATAAGATGCCTGGTAAGAAATTTGTTTACAAGCGTCAGGGTGGCTTTGAGAGCTGGGACGGTGGCAAATACAAAATCGATGGTGCTTTTGAAGTTACTGACGAGATGATGGTTGAGAAGGCAACCGGTATTGAGCATCCTGTTGTTCAACTTAAAACTTCATTTGAAGTCCCTTACGAGATTGCTTACTAAAAAAACTTTCAAAAATTTTAATTTTCTTTGATAAAAGTCAAAAAGTTGTGATATAATGTAATCACAGGGAATAAAGGAAAGCGAATTCCCAGAGATGCTAGGAGGCAACAAGATGACTAAGAAGATTTCAGATGTTACCAAGGCAGAGCTCGAGCTTCGTGATTCTGTTTCCAATCTCATGAACGAGCTTTTCAAGGCAAATGACTTTGATGCAGAGAAGGCAAGCAAGTCCGCTTCTTATCGAATCGTTTCGATTCTCAACGATTATGGTTTCGATATCAACGAGCTCGCAAAGCTTCAGTAGCCAGGAGGCAACAATGAAGAAGAACGTCAAGAACGGTTACCGTATTGGTATGGTCAGCATTGATGAGCTCATCAGCGGGAACATAAAGCGCATCAAGCTTAGCAAAGAGATGTACTCTTTGGGAGATGCATTAGAGATTATCAATAAAGCGAAGTTTCCTTGCATCTTATGTGATCATATTGGAACACCAGTAAGTTTGTAATTCAAAATAAAAAGATCTGAGAACAGTAGCTGGGATTCGTCCCGGCTATTGCTGTATTATTTGACAGAAAGCACCAGATACAATCTGAGGTATTAGTTGTAAGTGTAGTGTTGGTACACATATACAAGATCAACATAGGGCCTCAGAATGAATCTGGTTAATTCAGAAGAACAATTATTGAAAGGAGGTGTTGAAGGTTGCCTCAGCCAAGAACAAGAACTACTGATAGAAGCAAGATCATTGACGAGAACTTACGTAAGAAGTGGCGTCGAAAAGAAGGACTTGCTCTGTTAGAAGGAATGGCCCGTGATGGTTACAGCGACAAGGAGATAGCTCAGAAGATGAAGATATCTCCAGGGCAACTTCAACGTCTTCGTGATAATGACCAAAAGATTCGTAAAGCACTTGACCATGGCAAGATGGAAACTGACTACCTTGTTGAGAAAGCATTGCTCAAGTCAGCAGTTGGCTTTCGAAGGAAGCAAATCAGGGTAACATCAATCATTCGCTATGGTAAGTTGGTCGAGACTCAGAAAGAGGAGTTTGAGGAAGACGTTGCACCAAACGTGACAGCAGCTCAAACTTGGTTGTATAATCGTTGTCCAGATAAGTGGAAGCGAGATCCTCAAAAAGGAATCTTGGATAACATAGACGAAGACACATCAATCAAGATTGAAGTCACACGTGCTGGTTATAAAGAAGACGAAGATGATAAAGAATGGCAAGAAGAAGTAAACAAAGAAGTCAAAATAAGGAAAGCCACTAAAGAAGAACAAGAAGAAGCAAAGAAAAAGAATGAAGAAAAGAAAAGCAAGATAAAGGCAGAGCAAGAAGAAGTAGAACAAATTAAGTCAGACGAAGAAGACATTGATGCCTGGCCAGATGACTGGGAAGAGATGATAGAAGATGACGAAGATTAGTTTAGAAGTTGCTCCTGCTTTTGAGGAATTCATCTTTGACTGGGATTATGAAACATATCTTCTTGTTGGTGGGTATGGCTCTGGAAAGTCTTATGATGTTGCAATAAAGATCTTGCTTAAGTTGCTAGAAGAAAAAAGAAAATGCTTAGTAATACGAGAAGTATTTGATACGATCTTTGATTCTTGCTATTCTTTGTTCGTAGAAATAGTTCAGAATTGGGGCATCTATTGCGGTGATACTTGGGAATGGAAGATGAAAGGACGAAAGCAAAATCAGATACTTTGCACCAAGTCTCCATTACGTTTACGTTTTCCAAATGGATCCGAGATAATGTTCAAAGGTATGGACAAACCAGAGAAGGTAAAGTCAATCAATGGTGTATCAATAGTTTGGATTGAGGAAGCACCGGAAGTCAAGTTTTCTGGTTTTGAGGAGCTACAGGGTCGTATACGTACTCCAGATACTAGTATGCATTTCATTTTGAGTTGTAATCCAGTATCGAAGGAGTCTTGGGTATACAGACATTTCTTTGCTAGTCTAGATGCTGATGGCAGTGAGAGAGTAATTGTAGATGAGAATGAGTTTTACAAACGTGGAGTATTGGTAAAGAACGGTGTATATTATCATCATTCAATTCCGACTGACAATCCATGGTTGCCAAAGCAGTATATCAGACGTTTAGATGCAATGGAAAGATATGATCCTCATTTATATGAAGTAGCAAGATGGGGACGGTTTGGAGCAGCTGGTTCTCGTGTTCTTCCTCAATTCTGTATAGCAAAAAGTCCTAAACTATTCAAGAAACAAGTAGAAGAACTAGGTATAGCAAATCAGTACTTTGGCTTTGACTTCGGTTTTGAAGAAAGCTTCAATGCAGTTATTTCTATGTCAGTAGACACAGAACGAGGCATTCTGTACATTTGGGACGAGATCTATATGAATCATGTTACTGATGATAAGTTTGCTAATTTGTCTGAAATGCAACAATTAAAGAAAAGATTAGATAGTTATGCAATTGCAGGCTATCCGAAACAAATAGTAGCAGATAATGAAGATCCAAAGGCAATTAGTTATTATCGTCAAATGGGCTTTAGAATAAGAAAGTGTAGAAATAAGTTTGCAGGGTCAAGATTGAGCAATACAAGGAAGATCAAGAGGTTCAAGAAGATAGTATGTTCTCCTAAATGTAAGAACGTTATTCGTGAACTTAAAGATCTTACTTATGCAAAAGCAAAGAATGGTGATACAATATACGACCAGTTTAACATTGACCCTCATAGTTTCAGTGCTATCTGGTATGCTTTAGATACAGTCACAGTTGCAGATGCTAAGGAAAGAAAGTTCTATTCTAAGAGAGGGTGGTAATTCATGGATTGGAAGAAGAAGTTTACTTCTCGTAAGTTGTGGATGTCGGTTGCAGTACTTGTCTTTTTGATTATGGTATTCTGTGGTGCAAGTGAAGACAGTGCAACTCAGATTGTTGCAATCATTATGGCTGGTGCTACAGTGATTGGCTATGTAATTGGTGAAGGACTTGCAGATAAAAATGGAAATGTGAATGGTGATGTTACATTGCCTGGTATTAAGTATCCTCAATTCACTGAATCCAATGAGGAAGATAAAACTGAGTAACAAATAAAGTAATTGAACAATACTACAATGGCTGTGAAAAGCTACCAGATGACATCTAAGGTTACCCTCCTATTCGGTGTGTAAGATTCATTATCCTTAACGACTTTCTGCCTTAGATGTCTCCTGGTAGCTTCTTACATGAAGGAGGGTAGATGCCCTGATGAAGTCAACGAAGGACGGAGGGGCAAATGCCACCGCAAACATTTTGGGATAGCATTGCTACTTCAATAAGTCATGCTTCAGGTGAGATAGTATGTTTCATGTTTGTAATAATTGCAATTGTATTCATGATAGTTAAGTACTACTTGCCTGAACGAAAAGACCAAAAGAAGTTTGAAGTAGAAATGCAACAGAAAAGGCTTGAGCTAGAAGCTAAACAACAACAAGACTCTGTTGATGTACAAAGGGAGAACATAGAGTCAAGAACAAGACAAGTGGAGATCTTGGTCAACTTATCAGAGCAGACCAAGTCACTTGCACAGCAAACTGCAGGACTTACTACTCAGGTTGCAGTTGCTATTGCTCAGTTAGAAGACTCTAAGTCCAATTCTTTGAAAATGGGACAACAGGTAGAAAGTATATGTGATGATGTGTCTCAGATCAAAGAACAGGTAAGAGATGTACACATGGTGTTGTATCATCCAGACGAGTACGAGAGAGAGTGATTGACTATGACTATGAAGTTCATTGATATTAGTAATCATCAATCTGGTATTGATGTGATATCTGTAGTAAGGAATGGTGGACTTGATGCAGTTGTTGTCAAGGCTACTGAGGGTTTGACTTTTGTTGATAAGTCTTGTGATAAGTTTGTCCAGAAGTTAATTACAAATGGAATTCCTTTTGGTTACTATCATTTTGCTAGGAAGAACAATGCGTCACAAGAAGCTGAGTTCTTCTATAACAACACCAAGGGTTATGATCGTAAAGGTATTCCTATTCTTGACTGGGAAGATGATGAGTCTGTAGCATGGGTCAATGAATGGGTAAATAGGTATCATGAGTTGACTGGTGTGTGGCCTTGGATCTATGCTAATCCGTGGCGATTTAATCAAGGCAATGTAAACAAGAATTGTGGTAGATGGGTTGCTGGTTATCCAAAGAATGGAATCACTGATATCAACTATGGTGTAAATAATAAGCTTCCTGGTAGTTACAATGTGGGTCTTGTTTGTGCATGGCAGTTTAGTTCTTCTGTTCGAATCAATGGCTTCAATGGCAGTCTTGACGGTGACGTATTCTATGGTGATGCAACTGCATGGAGTAAATATGCAAACCCAGATGGAAAGCAGGTAGCTGATGAACAAAAGCCAAATGACAATGTTGATTCTTCTCCTTCTGGTTCTACTCTTGATCTGGTCTATGCTGTGATGAAGAATGAATACGGTAGTGGTGACGAGAGAAAGCAAAAGCTTGGTAGTCGCTATAATGAAGTACAAGAGTTCATCAATCATATCGCATCAGCAAGTGCGTCTACTTTAGCAAATGAAGTAAAGCAAGGTAAGTATGGCAATGGTGACGTCAGGAAGGTCGTTCTTGGTAGTCGTTACAATGGAGTGCAAAAGATTGTAAATGGCAACAGTGCAACTTACTACACTGTTAAGTCCGGAGATACTTTATCTGGTATTGCTTCTAAGTATGGAACTACTTACCAGAAACTTGCACAGATGAATGGAATAAGCAATCCAAACAAGATCTATGTTGGTCAAAAGATTCGAGTCAAATAGTTAGGAGTTGGCAGAGATGGCTATGAGTGAAGAAGACAAAGTCATTGAGGCAGAGAACTCCACTGTAGTCCTCTCTGCCTTTAATCGAATTCCGTATGTTCTTATCAATGAAGAGGTAAAAGGTTATACAAATGATACCCTCCAAGAACTGACTGAGATTTGTGAGTATTACAAGGTGTACAAGGATGGTGCGTCATTTGCGACTGAAGGATCTAATGGAGACTATGTTCCGTCTCAGTTGCATTACAAGATGGCTGCGTCTTTGATAAACAAGGAAGCAAGGTTCTTATTTGCAGAAGCACCTGATGTTACTATCACTACAAAGGGAGATCTTGGCAAAGCAACTGATGAAGCAAAAGATCAGATCACTGTTATGACTGACTTGGTCAAGACAATCCTTGACGAGAATAAATTCGAACAGCAATTGATCAAGGCTGCACGAGATTGTTTCATTGGAAAGCGTGTTGCATGTCTTGTGAACTTTAATGAAGTTGATGGTGTCACAATAACATTTCTTCCTTCTACTCAGTTCTTGTACGAGATGAATGTAGGTAATACTAAGCTTACAAAGTTTGTAGCATTCATTATTGTCAAGGACAGTATCTCGTTAACTGAGAAGAGGATCTTTAAGAAGAAGTACGAGATTGAAACGGATAATTCTGGCAAAGATATCGTATTTCTCGAAGAGCAAATGTATGATGGTGCTGGTCATTTGCTTGAAGATGTCACAAAGAGACAGGAGATCTTGTTAGATAGGATTCCTGCAGTGGTCATTCTGAATGACGGGCTTACTGGAGATAATGACGGTGAATCCGAGATTGAGTTGTTGAAAGGCTTTGAATCTTGGTATTCTAAATTAGCAAATGCAGATATTGACTCAGAGCGTAAGTCAATGAATCAGATTAAGTACTCAATTGACATGGACCCAAGTTCAACTAAGGATCTATCTGTCGCTCCTGGTTCTTTTTGGGACTTACAATCTGACCAGAACCTTGACGTTTCTCATGCAACAATTGGTACAATCAATTCAGACACTAGCTATTCTTCTGCACTTGCAACTTCTTTGGACAGAATTAAGTCTACTGGTTATGATCAGGTCGATATGCCTGACATCAACCTGCAAACAATGTCTGGTGCAATCACATCAGGTAAAGCATTGAAGGCAATTTACTGGCCATTGATTATCAGATGTAAAGAGAAAATGAAGACTTGGGGTCCTCAATTAGAAGAGGCAATCTCAATAATAATTGATGGATCAGTCATCTATCCAATGTGTGTCAAGAAGTACACTGATGATCCTGTTATTTCAGTTGCTTATGAAGTTGATGTCGAGCAGAACATTCCTATCCCTGATGACGAAGTAGAAGAGAAGAATGTAAATCTTGCAGAGGTTACTGCACAAGTAATGAGTCGTAAGTCTTACATGAAGAAATGGTATGGTCTTACTGATGATGAAGTTGCAGAGGAACTTGAGCAAATTGCAATTGAAAGACAACTACTAGAGGAAGCATCTTTCCCGACTCAAGGTGACACTGTTCCATATCCTGAAGCACAAGACATTGGTGATCCGGTTCAGTCTAACTTGGATAGTGAATTCACTGATTATGAAGATGATGAAGCAATTGACGAGAATATAGTCGAAGGATCTTCTTCTAAGGATGATGATAAAGTAGTAGACGAAGATAATTTAGATGATGTGAACTTGAATAAATAAGATACATTCTGAAGCCCTATATTGACTTGGATGTGTAAATATATATCTAAGTTGATAAATGGGCTTCAGATGTATTCAGGTGAATCGAGAAGGAGGAATACAAAATGCCTGGCAAAGTAAACAGTGACATATTTGCTACCTCTACAGCGTTAAGGGACTCGATCACCAAAGAACAAGAACTATACATTCAAGAACTTTACAAGAAATGGTCAGAAGATATTGCAAAAAACCAGAACTATTATGCAAACAAGGTTACTTCTTCTGCTCCAATTTCTTCCGTGTACTATTCACAGTTGTACAAGCAAATGGAGGCGCAATCAAAGGAGATTGCAAATGGAGTGTATACCAACATTGTAAATGGTATGGCACAAGTTTCAGATGCAGTTGTTAAGGATGCAGTAGATTGGATGGCTGGTTTTGGTTTCAATAAGAAAGGCTTGGATGCTGCATTTTCATATATTCCTCAATCAACTGTGAATGCACTTGTAACTGGTTCTGTGTATGGCAAACCGGGATCGTGGTCTTTAAGTGCAGCAATATGGGGAGACAATGAAAAGTTGTTGAGGGACGTCTATTCAATTGTTGCTCAAGGCGTTGCAGAACAAATGCCAATTCAAAACATTGCAGACAAACTTTCTCAGTATGTTAACCCAAACAAGCAATTGATGTGGAATGGACCAGGTAATGTCAGGATCTACAAACATAAGGTAGACTATAATGCACAGAGACTTGCAAGGACATTGATACAACATACGTATCAACAGAGTTTTGTTTCTGCAACTAAGAATAATCCTTTTGTTACAGAATACGTATGGATTGCAAATGGATCTAGAGTATGCCCAATTTGTGCAAACAGGGACGGTGCACACTTCAAAAAGAACAAACTTCCTTTGGACCACCCAAACGGCATGTGCACAATGGAACCGGTTGTTGACGAGAAGATGGTGGATAAACTTGCGAATTGGGTTAACAAACCAGATGGGACATATCCGGAAATTGACGCATTTGCAAGCAAGTTCGGATATAATGCAAGCAAGATGCCGTCAATGACGTTATCTCAGATAAAGCAACAATACGGTAATTCAAAGTACAAGTATGCGAATCATTGGTATAAGAAGCTACCAAGTGATGTTCAAAACACAGTGACAAAGCTTTACCAAGAATCTGGTCTAAGTTTGAATAAATGGTATCAACAAGAGATTATGGACCAGAGTGTCAAGGTTGCGAAGAGTGGAGCGACGAAAGCCACAGATGACGCCACCCTGTCAATGCAGCAGATGATAGAGAAGTATTCTAAGAAGTTCGATCAGTCTTCTAGTGGGTTCGCATATCTCGGGAGGATGTCAACAGACAACATGCTTGGTTCACTTACTGATGACGAGATCGATGATATCGCAGAATGGGCTGCAAAGAAGTTCGGGTTTGACATCAGTTCTAGCTCTAAGAAGGACAACGTAGTCATTCAGTGGGTCAAGGACGCTTTTGGCGAAATTGATAAGATGAGCACTGAGGAGAAGGCGCATCTAAAGAATATAGCAAATGGTGTTGTGAAGCCAAGCAAGTTCAACACGACAAAGTTAATGGATAAAGTCAAGCATGACAGTAAAAATTACTAGTCATTATTCTAAATGGATTGATAATATGAAAGATGCTGCTGGTATGAGTGGAAAGAAGGAGGAAGCATGGATTAAATACATGAATAAGATGGAGCAAGAAGTCAAGAAGAATATGTCGAGTGACGCGGTCGATGCAGTCAAGTTGTATTCTGGCTCATCTTATCGTAAGATCAATGCATGGCTTCGCAGCGGTGGAAAATTAGCAGATGCAGAGAAGCATGGTCTACGTGAAGACATTGCAAAGAAAGTAAAAAAGTTAATATCTGAGTGGAAAAAGGATTCAACAAAAACGACGGAAGACTATATTCTTAGACGTGGTACGGATCTTGGGGATCTTGCTGGACTGTTTATGAAAGGAGACTTTTCAGCTAACGAGTCTTCTTTGGCAGGAAAATCAGTAGAAGAGTTAGCTTCAATGTTTGTTGGTCAGGTTGGTGAGTACAAAGGGTTCACGTCTACAAGCTCGATGTACAATAGAGGCTTCGACGGTGACGTTGAATGTATTATTTTGTTGCCAAAAGGATCTTCTGGTATGTCGATTTTGTCTACAAGTAGATTTGGAGATTCAGAAGGTGAGTTCCTTCTGAATGCAGGTACAAAGGTTGTTTGTAAAGGTATTGAGAAATCAGATGGTCACTTGGGTAGCACAATACGTGTATTTTTGGAAGTTTTAGTGTAAAAAACTGTATTATCTTGTGATATAATCTACTTGAAGTAGCTTGACAAAAGAAAAAAAGATTGGAGTGAATATGTCGCAGGAGAGTGAAAGAATTCTATCGGATCGAGTAGACAGTGAAGCAAGATCTGGTTCTCCGATTCGATGCAGTGATCTTGTATGTAAGGACTGCACATTTAGATATGACGATTCGAATCCAGAACGAAATGGACGTCGTAATGGTTATGGACGAATGAGAGGTCCAACTTCAGTTTGTAGTCAGTATGATATCAAGCCGAATAAAGTCTTACTTGGTGGTAATTGCGACAAGTACAGAAAGGATTAAGAATGAATAAGAAAGTAGAGCTTAGAGATCATGTTGCAGGTGCAATTTACGGATTTGCTATTGGTGACTCTGTTGGTGCTACAACAGAGTTTATGTCAGCAGATGAGATCAAAGCTCAATATGGTGAGGTCACCAAACAACTTGGCGGAGGGTGGCTAAATCTTAAGCCTGGTGAAGTCACTGACGATACTCAAATGATGATGTGTGTCATGGACGCATTGATGAAGCATTATGAAGATGACATTGCTACTTTCAAACATGCGTGTGCATTGAACTTTTCGAAGTGGTTAATGACTAATCCTGTAGACGTTGGCAATACTTGCAGAAATGGAATTGCACATTACATTACTTACGGTAATTTTGTTGAATGTAATAAAGACAGTTTAGGCAATGGTTCGTTAATGAGGTATCTTCCATGTGCGTTGATGCAATACATCACTGGCGATTCTAAGTACGAAGAGTTCAATATCGCTCAAGGAGAGATCACACATAACTCATCATTATGTGCATCGCTTATCAGGAAGACATCTAAAGCCCTATTTGAATGCTTAATGGGTAAATACCCATCTAAGGATTTTGATGACCTCAGAAGTCATCTAATGAATCCAAGTGGATGCGTCAAAAATACATTCAATAATGCAATGTCACATGCAACAAAAGACACGTTTAGAGAGACACTTGTGGAGTCAGTGAACAATGGCGGAGATGCAGACACAATTGCAGCAATTGCATGTTCTTTGGCTGGTGCAAAGTGTGGATTGTCAGGTATTGATCCAAGATTGATTGGCGCTTTGGACGTAGAAGTAAAGAAGAAACTGGGTATTTTCATAAATTTTCTTGTTTCATAAAGTTTTTGTTTACAAACAAAAGTTAATGTAGTATAATAAATAAATAAGGGGGATAAAGCAAACTATGACCTCTAACAAGTTGAACATCAAAGGAACTTGTCCAGAATGTAAATATACTTTTCATGTCTACAATGAAGTTCCAAGTATTGAGAACAATCTAAATGAATCTAAGCTTCAATCTGAATGGTTGACAATAAACGGCAAAAGCTATAGATTGACATGGTATGATTGTCCATCTTGTGGTTGTCGAATTTTTGTTCAAGGTGATGACTGGAGAACGGAAAGATTATTGAGAAAATGCATTGAGACTGTTGCTAAGATGAAAGACAAACGTAGTCATCGATTTGACAATGCAAAAAAGCAATCAGAGTATCTAAAGAAATTGCGAAAGGACCTAGCCGAATCTAGGAAGCGTGTTGAGAATGAAGTTTCAGGAAAGTCGATAGTCGATCGAATTACTGGAAATAAGTATTTGGTGGTGTTTCGACATGAATGAAGTCAAAATCAACTGTGACTGTGATGAATGTGGTGTGCAGTTTCAATTAGACTCTGTGAGCATAAAAACGACTAGCATGAACTTAAACGAAGGTGAATGCGATGTCGTTTATTTTACTTGTCCAAGTTGCAAGAAAGTCTACTTGGTTTCTGTGAATGATTCTAAGTACTACGATTTGAAGAATGACTTGGAAAAGCAGGTTGTGCGACTTCGAAAGATTAGAGGAAGCAAGAACCGAGAACTTGCTAAGGCAATTGCAAGCATGATAGAAAAGAAGAAAGACAGGCTTTCACATCATGTCAACAAGCTAAAGCAAAAGTACAAAGGTCGTTTCACCTTTGTTGAGACAGATGATGCAACAGAGGAAATTAAACTACTACCGTGAGTTACACGGATGAAAGGAAATGAAAAATGCAAAACAATAATGGGAATGCAAGCAATTCTAACGAAAACGTAGAAGAGAACAAGAACGAAGAGAATCAGACGCAAGACAATGGTCAGCAAAATGCAAATGATGTTGATGTAAATTCTCAGGAAGACAAAAACACCAACTCTGGTTCTAATGACAAGAACGATGAAGGAAAGAGCTTCAAGACGTTTACTCAGGAAGATGTCAATCGTATGATGACTCGTGAGAAGAAGCAGGGTCGCAATTCTGTGTTCAATGAGCTTGGAATTGATCCAAATGACACAAAGTCAATTGAGGCAATCAAAGCTTTCATGAATGCTAAGAAGACAGTTTCTAATGATGAGAATGGTGAGAATGTTTCTGAGAAGATTGATGAACTTGAGCATCGTGCAGTTATTGCAGAAGCAAAGGCTGAAGCAATGATGCTTGGTGTTAAGTCGCAGTTTGCTGATGACGTTGTCGTTCTTGCTTCAAACAAAATGGCTGAGCTTGGTGAGGAAGCTGAATTCAAAACAGTTATTGGTGAATTGAAGCAGAAGTATCCTTTATGGTTTGGAAATGACGAGGACGATGACAAATCAGTTGGTAAACGAGGCACTGGTTCTTCAATTGGTTCTGATTCTGGTTCTAACGGTTCTTCTAAGGACGAAGGAATTGGCAAGCGTCTTGCTGCAAAGCGTAAGCACAGTGGCAAGAACTTCTCATATTGGGGCAAAAACAATTAGGAGGAAAGATGCTGAATCGTAGTGGCATTCATAGCACTGCAGGTGCTGCTCCAACTCAGATTCTTGGAGATGTTAACTTTCAATCTTCCATTGGTATCGTTGTTGGTTCTACAGTAACGAATACTGAGATGCGTAATGGTCGAAAAATTGTTCCAGCTGGTGTTCCATTGCATGTTGATCCTGCAAATCTTAAGACTCCAGCAGTAACTGCTGATGACTCGACAAACGAGGCAAATGTAGTTTTGCTTCATGATGTGGACATTACTGATGGTAATGCAAATGGCACTGGTCTTGTGATGGGCATTGTCAACTATAATCGTCTTGGTACTGTTGCGAAGGCCTTGTTCACTCCTGGTGAAGCTGTATCTGGTGTCTTCTGTATTGCACTGTAAATTAGTCAGTTTGGGAGGTAAATGACATGACTATTTTTGATCTCATGCAGTCCAATCAGCTGACTGCATATTGGGAGGAGCTTGTACAGGACGAAGCTCCATATCCTTGTGAGGAATTGTTTCCTGATGACAAGAAGCGTGGTTTGAGTCTTCAGTGGATCAAGGGTTCTCGTGGTCTTCCTGTAGTTTTGAAGACTTCTGCGTTTGATACTTTTGCAGTTCCTCGTCCTCGTATTGGTTTCGATAAGCTTACTGCTGAGATGCCTTACTTCAAGGAATCTATGTACATTGACGAAGAACTTCGTCAGGAATTGAATATGGTTCTTGAAACTGGCAATCAGGCTTACATCGACTCCGTTATCAATCGAGTATTTGATGATGAGATGTCTTTGCTGCGTGGTGCTCGCGCATCTCGTGAACGTATGCGTATGATGGCTCTTACTACTGGTGTTGTTTCCATGTCAAACAATGGTCAGACATTCACTTATGACTACGGCATTCCTGCTCAGCATAAGACAGAAGCTGCAGTTTCTTGGTCCGATCATACTACTTCTGATCCAATTGAAGATATGCGTCAGCTCAAAGAGAAGATCCTGGACGACGCTGGTGCAGAAATTACTCGAGCAATGTGCGATGGTGCAACTTGGCGTAACATTCGCAATAATGAAAAGATTGCAAAGACCGTATTCGTTCTTTCCAATGGTCAGGCTTCTGTGAATGATAATCGACTTCGTCAGTATCTGCTTGATGAGGTTGGCATTGACGTGATTGTCAATGACAAGCGATATACTGACGAGAGCGGCAATACTGTTCGTTTCATGCCAGAGAACACTTTCGTAATGTTCCCTGATGGCAACCTTGGTAACACTTGGTTTGGTACAACTCCTGCTGAATCTGACTTAATGGGTGGTCAGGCAGCGAACGTCTCTATTACTGATACCGGTGTTGCAGTAACTACTGTTCAGAAGGCAGATCCAGTGAATGTTGAAACTATTGTTTCTATGATTTGTTTGCCTTCTTTTGAAGCTGCAGATCAGGTTGGTATTATCGATACTGCAACTGAGTAAGTTTTGTTGATAGTATTCTAGCCGGCGTGGATTTTCGTATTTTGACGCGCCGGCTAGTTTACGATATATGAGGAGAACAACATGGTAACTATCACTAATGGCAAAGACGTCTTCTCTGTAACTAAAGGTGCTTTTGAGTCTATCTACAAGAAGCAGGGTTTCAAGATTGCAAAGGCAAAGAAGGAGAAGCCAGTAGAAGAGAAGACTAAGCATAATGAACTTACTGACGAGGAGTTCGTTGAGAAGCTTGACGAAAAACCTTTGAATAGTTGGGACAAAGCAGAGGTCAAGCGATTTGCTTCAATCTTTGGTATTGATATTTCGGCTACTAAGAACATCAATGAGGCACGTGATTTGATTCGTGACTTCAAGGAAGCTGAAGAAAATGTCGAAGATGATGCTAAAGAAGAGGTAAAGGACGCAGAATAGTTGGAGGTGCTAAATGTCTGTCATTGAAGATGTTGAGATGATAAAGCGAGAAACTCGTGAGAACATGTCACCTTACTTTGATGACGGTGACATTGAGTACTATTTGGCAAAGAATGGTGGAGACGTCAAGGCAACCATCTACGAGCTTTTACTTATCAAAGCCGAAGATTCCACGATCTCTGTTAGTGGTCTTTCGACTCAAGACACTTCTGCGTATTTTAGACGTCTTGCTTCAAGGTACAGATCATACAATTCAGGGGTGCTTAAGTCATGATCAATACGAAGTTTGAAGTTTACAAACTGAAACGAGAAATACGTAGAAGCGGTTCAGACTTTGTGTTCAAAAGACAAAAGCTAAATGAGTTCAATGAGCCTTCTGGTGAGTATGAAGAGGTTGGATCAATCAAAGGATTGTATCACGAGTCAAATTCGTACATCACAAATACAGTTGGAGATGCAGCAACAACAAGGACTAAGAAGCAACCAATGCTTCTTTGTTTGTATGAAGACTTTGTATCATTGAATCCTTGTCAAGGAGATGTTATAGAGATACCTCTGAGAGGTAACCAGATGACATCTAAGACACTCAAATACGTTGGATATGTAAACATATTGAATTGGTGTTTGATTGCCGATCTGAGCTTTGAGGAGGTTGATGAAAGTGGCGACTCTCAAATTCAACTATGATCAATCGAAGCTCAGCCAGAACATGAATAACTTTTCTGTTAAGATAGGTGCTGCAGTTCTTATGTATGCACATACTCAAGCAGTGAAGATTGAATCTAGCATGAAGAGAAACAGGCCGTGGAAAGACAGGACTGGAGTAGCAAAGGCAACTTTACGAACTGTAGTGACAAGGCCTAGTGAAAACATCATTCGAATAACTCTTGCTCATGGAGTCAATTATGGCATTTGGCTTGAGTTAGCACATGAGAAGAAATATGCAATCATTGCTCCAACACTTGAGAAGGAAGCTCCTAAAGTTGTTGATGGATTGTCTAACTTGATGAGTAAGATCAAGTTCTAGGAGGTGATCGAGCTGATCAATACTAAAACTTTTGAGTATGAAGACTCAAGGTTGAAGGACTTGTACAACTTCTTGAAAAGCAAAGGACATGAAGTTTACTTTCCAGGTCAAAAGGAAGGCGAATGTCTGAGCAAGTACATTGTCATCAAGTATGCTGGTTCTACGAAAGCATTGTCGATTAGCTCGAGAACAGATCTATACGAGATTCAACTTTATGTGCCAAAGAAGAACTATTCGTTAATTGAGTACTTCACTCAAGAAATAATAAACGAAATGAAGGAACTAAGACCATTGTTCATTCCGTATGACAATCAACAGGATACGTCATTTTATGATGATCAAGTCAAAGCTCACTTTGTTTCGATAACATATATGAATTACAAGAAGAACTGACATTTATTGACATTTGTTTGGAGGTAAACATGCCTACAGGTACTACTTACAAGTCTCGTGCAGAGATTCCAACTATTGACGTCAACCTTGTCACTATCCAGATTGGCGATGATGAGTTTGGTTTTGACACCGCAAATTCTATCTCTGTAGAGCCACAGATTGAAGAAGAAGATGCTGTACGTCTGGTAGTAAAGGGAATTCTTCGTGCTCAGAAGCAGGGAACTTCTACTTTGACTGGCAATCAGATCACTCTTACTGACAACGTATTCAATCCGGAACTCGTTCTTGCTTTGCAGGGTGGCGAAATTCAGTATGATGAAACAGAAACTACTAAAGTAATTGGTTACAAGCCACCAGCAGCAGGTTCTCTTGCCAATACTGAAGCTTTTACTTTGAATGCATATTCTGCTCAGTATAATGCAGCTGGTCAGATTGTTAACTATGAGAAGATTTCGTATCCGAACTGTGTTGGAACTCCAGTTGCTTTCTCTTCTGAAGATGGTACGTTCCGTGCACCTGAGTATACAATCAACTCTGCACCAGACATTGGTCAATCTCCTTATGAGATCACCTATGTTGACGAGCTTCCTACTTTGGTTGATCGTCCTGCGCCTGATGCTGGTGCTTAGTAAGAAAGTCGTAAAAGTTAGGAGACAATAATGAACGAAATGTATGAATCAATTAAGTCAGCAAATGTTGTTACTTCTTTTGAAGATTTGAAACAGTATGCTAAAGGTCAAATTGTGGAGCTTCCACCTTTTGCTGAGGGAATGCCATTTGTTGCGAGAATGCGTCGTCCGTCGATGTTATATCTTGCGAAGACTGGTCAGATTCCGAACACTTTGTTGAATAAGGCTGGTCAACTTTTTAACGGTGGTGGAGCAGCACTTGACTCTGACGATTCTAGCATGCTTCAAGACGTGTATGACATTGCGATGGTTGTATGTAAAGCTTCATTGTTGTCTCCTACTATTGAGGATATTGAAGAAGCTGGTCTTGAACTTTCTGATGATCAGATCATGGCAATCTTCAATTATACTCAAGGAGGAGTAAAGGCTCTGGAGCAGTTTCGTAAGTAATGAAACTGTAATAGAGGTAATAAGTGTCGCTGAGACGTATAAATGCAGGCCAAGTGAGTTGCTAGACATAGAAGACGCGTACACTGCGTATTGCTTAGATGAAGCATGTGCATTCATCATTTCGAAGATGAAGCAAGGAGAGAATCCTAAGTTTAGGAAGGAATACAAGTCGTTCCACGACATCTACAAGCAGTACAGATAGTGAGGTGATGAGATGTCCGTTGATGTTGGAACTGCACAAGGCAAACTTGATCTTGACATCTCAGGTTTTCTTACTGGTCTAAAGACTGCTCAATCTCAAGCTTCTCAGACTCTTGGTAATATCGAGACGACTTCTGGTAAGCAATTAGAAGGTCTAGGCAAAAAGATCTCAGGTGTTGGAGATGCAATGACTATTGGCATCACTGTTCCATTGATGGGAGTCGCTGGTGCTGGTCTTAAAGTTGCAACTGACTTTGAATATGCAATGTCTCAGGTGCAAGCGATCTCTGGTGCAACTGGAGATCAATTTGATGCTTTGCGAAATAAAGCTATTCAGTTGGGCGCAGATACTTCATTTAGTTCTTCTGAAGTTGCAGATGCAATGACGGAGATGGCTAAGGCAGGTTGGGATACACAACAGATCTTAGACGGTATGGAAGGTGTTCTTGACGCTGCAGCAGCATCAGGTACTGACCTTGCTACGACATCTACTATCATGGCAGATGCAATTACCGGTTTTGGTCTTGCTGCTTCAGATTCTACAAGGGTTGCAGACCTGTTGACGCAGGCAGCAAATGCTGGTACTATTGGAATAGAAGATCTTGGAGAATCTTTCAAGTACATTGCTCCTGTTGCACAGACAATGGGCTTTTCAATTGAGGACGTCACAACTGCAGTTACTGCATTGTCAACAGCAGGTATTAAGGGAAGCCAAGCTGGTACTTCTCTTCGTGGTGTTCTCACAAGAATGGTAAAGCCAACTGATGACGTTGCAGCAGCAATGAATGAACTTGGTATTTCGTTGACAAACCAAGATGGAACGTTTAAGTCTTTGGACACTATCATTTCAGAGATGAGAACTAGCTTCTCTGGTTTGACTGACGAACAAAAAGCATATTATGCAGCGGTATTGGCTGGTACTGAAGGTCAGTCTGGTTTACTTGCCTTGTTGAATTTGACACAAGAAGAATATGATCAGATTGCAGCTTCTATGGACAATGCTGCTGGTGTTGCAGATGAAACTGCAGCAGTAATGCAAGACAATCTTAAGTCGCAGATTGAACAACTTGGTGGTTCACTTGAATCTTTGGCTATTGTCCTTGCAGATGCAGCATTGCCTTTATTGAAGCAATTGAATGAAAGTCTATCAGAGTTAGTTGTTTGGTTCACAAATCTCGATGAAGGAACACAACAAACTATTCTTAAGTTTGCATTGATTGTTGCAGCAGCTGGTCCAGTTCTTGCAATTGTCGGTAGACTTATCTCTGGCTTTGGTAGCTTCATAGGTTTCATTGGCAAAATGCCTGGTATAATTTCGACGGCAGCAAAAGGATTTTCTACTTTCGGAAAGTCGTTGAGTGCAATACCCGAAGCGTTTGCGATTGCACGTGCTGGTTTTCCTGCATTTGCTAGTCAGATATCAGTCGTAGGTGCAGCACTTGGAGGCTTGTCAGCTCCAGTTCTTGCTATCATCGGATTGGTTGCAATGTTAGTTGCAGCATTTGCTACTTTATGGGCGACCAATGAAGAGTTTAGAAACAACATGATTGGTATTTGGCAAGGGATCGTTGACTCAGTCAATGGCTTTTGTCAAGGAATTGTCGATCGTCTGAATGCTCTAGGTTTTAACTTCCAGTCGATAACAGATGTGATTTGGACATTGTGGCAGAATACTTGTAGCCTGTTTGTTCCTATCTTTGAAGGAGCATTCAACGAGATTGCAATAATTCTTGACACAGTGTTTGGTGTCATAACTGGTCTACTTGACATCTTCATCGGCTTATTCACTGGTAACTGGGATCAACTGTGGCAGGGTATTCAAGAAGTCTTTGGATCTGTCTGGAATGGCATCGTTGAAACGATTGGAAATGTTCTAAACATTATCCTTAGTCAGATCGACATAGTACTAAATGCAATGGGCACAAGCATTCAAGGGATTGTTGATTCAATAGTCAACTTCTTTGTGACATTGCCAGATAGTATCATGAACATTTTCAACATGATTGTTGAGACTATTGTTGGATTCTTCACTAATGTGTTCAATACAGTTATGGAAGTCGGACCTCAGATCATTGAAGCTATTGTGACATTCTTCCAACAGTTGCCATACAACATTGGCTTCATTCTTGGAACGGTCATTGGAACGGTTGTCAACTGGGTAATTCAAATGGCAATCAATGCGCAAAGTGCTGGTTCGCAATTCTTAAACAATGTTGTGAACTTCATAATGCAGTTGCCTGGTATGGTGTTGACGTTCTTGAGCAACATTATATTCAGCGTCATCAATTGGGCAATGCAAATGGGTGTAAATGCAATGAATGCGGGCTCGCAATTTGTAAACAATGCTTCGACGGCTTTATCAAATTTGCCAGGTCAGGTATGGTCTTTCTTGTCAAATGCAATTGGCAAAGCAGCTTCATTTGTTTCTCAGTTTGTGTCAAAGGCAGTTCAAGCTGCAAGTCAATTTGCCAGCAACATCATCGATGGTTTGTCTAGTCTACCAGATAGAGTTGCAAGTATTGGTTCAAATATCGTACAAGGTATTTGGGATGGTATTAGTGGAGCTGCTGGCTGGTTGTATGACCAGGTTGCTGGATTCGTAAATGGTATTGTCGATGGTGCAAAAAGTGTTTTAGGAATTAGTTCACCGTCTAAAGTATTCGGAGACGAAGTTGGTCGCTGGATGCCACCAGGTATTGCAATCGGTTTTGCTAAGGCTATGCCAAGTGCAGTTAGGTCAATGCAAAGGGATATCGATTCTGGAGTAAATAAACTTTCTAAGGACGTTCCGGATATTGACATTGAAGCAAGTGGAAGTGTGAATATAGCTGGAGCAGTTGATAGCTTGAAGCGCTATTATCTTGGTGTTAAAGACTTCTTCGGTAACTTGAAGAATGACGTTGGAGAATCGATCGACTACATGGTTGAAAGGCTTAAAGAATTTTCTCAGTTTGGTCAAGGCTTCTATGTCAACCCAGATGGAACAGTAAGTTCTATGATGTTTGGTGAGCAACAGAAGCCAAGGAGAAGAACTGTTCGAGAAGATGGAAACGGTAACCAACAAGGAAAATATGGAAATGGCGACACGTTCATCTTCTATAGTCCTAAGCCAATAAATGAAGTCGAAGCAGCAAGGCAAATGAGACGACAAAAGCGTCGACTTGTTGAAGGAATCTGAGGTGGTATGATTGGTCGAAAACATACTTATTGATAATCCTTCAATTGGTGTTAGTCTTGAGCTTGACAAAGTCAAAACTCCATGGTTCATTTTGGACTACATCAATTGGGGAACAATTGACGCAGATCAAAGTACTAACAAATATGTAGGACAGCACGGTGAGTCTCTCGTATCAAATCAGCTTGGTACGAGAGACGTTGAAATATCTGGTTGGGTAATTGCTAGAAGTAACGAAGATATGTCTTCTAGGAAAAGGTTTTTGAATAAGTTTGTTAATCCTCTTCAAAGCATGATCATAACTTACAATGGCTTTTCTCTTGAGTTCTATCCATCAACAACTATTGAGTACAGCGATGATAATTCAGATAACAATGAAGTTGTTTGTCAGTTTATGATTGAGGGAGAAGCATTTGATCCTGTATTCAAAGACGCAAGGCAGAACACAGTCAATGCAGCTCAGACAAATGGCATGTTTCATTTTCCTTTGGTTATTCCTTTGCAGCCAGATCCTCCAGCAGGTGTTGTGTTTGGTTTAATTGAGACAAGCCTTACGATGGAAGTAGTAAATGATGGTGCTATTGACACAGGAATGATCATAAAACTTACTGCTCGTGGTGCCGTTACGAATCCTAGGATAACGAATGTCGATACTCAGGAGTACTTTTGCATCAACAAGACGCTTGAAGCTGGTGAAGTAGTCACCATCAATACTAACATCGGAAGCAAGTCGATCAAAGGTTACATTGACGGAATCGAAAGTAATTACTTCATGTACAGAGACTTCGGTTCTTCATGGTTGCAACTTGGTCTTGGAAGCAATTTGTTTGTTCGAAGCGCTGATGCAAATGTTGAGAATTTGGAAGTATCGATCGAATTCTTCAATAGGTACTTGGAGGTGCAAGAATGCTTCTAACGAAAGAGCTTCAGATCATTGTGTTTGAAGTTACGAATGAGGTGTTTAGACAGGTTGGAACACTCAATCAGTTTACTTCGTTGATCTGGCCTACAGTGTATCGTGGATATGGTGAGTTTAAGATAACATGTCCAGTAACTGAAGAGACTAAGAACTTGATGAAAGAAGGATATTGGGTATGGTGCGATGGATACAAAAATGCATGTATCATACAAGATGTCAAGGCCGAGAACGATGACGAGGGAGTCTTTGCATTTGAAGTCACCGGCTTTTCTCTTGAGTTCTTACTTTCTAATCGTATTATATGGGGGACTTACAATGCTGTAGACAAGGACGTTTCTACTGTTGCAATGGAGCTTGTTGATCAAACATGTGTTAGTCCAACAGATGCAAATAGAAAATACAATCACATGATGCTTGGTGAAGACAAGCATATTGGCGGTAAAATAACGAAGCAACAAACTGGCGATGACATTTACAATGTGATTGAAGAAATGACATCAGATGCAGACATTGGCTTTAGTGTTGACTTCTTTCCAATTGAGCAAAAGATTGAGTTCAATGTTAATGCTGGAGTTGATAGATCTGCTGGACAATCTGAGAACAAAGTTGTAATTCTTAGTACAGACATGGAGGACATTCTTTCTTCGTCTTATGAGTCAAACATTCAAGAAGAGAAGACAATAGCTTTTGTTCAAGGAGAAGACGAAGGAGAGAGTAGAAAGTCGGTTACTTCTGGTGATGATGAAAAGACTGGATACGACAGGAAAGAACTTTATGTCGATGCTAGAGATGTTCAATCGGAACAGGTTGGCTCAAACGAGGAAATGACACCAGAAGAATACAACGAAGCTTTGAAGCAAAGAGGTCTTGAGAAACTTTCTGAGTATGTTAGATCTCAATCATTTGAGACGTCAATTCGAGTGTTTGGTGAGACTCAGTATACTTTCGGTGAAGATTACTTTGTAGGTGATAAGATCACCGTTCAGGATCTTCGATTAGGTGTTCAAGTCGATGCAGTTGTGAGTGAGGCGGAAGAAACTTTTGAGGAAACTTACGATTTGACATTGACTGTCGGTTTTTCAAATTTGACGATTCTTCAAAAGATTACTAGGGTAACTGGATAGGAGGTAGACATGGCAGAGAGAAGTGGCTTCTTTAATGCAACCAATGCTGAAAATCCAGATCGAGTGTATCAAGCTGAAGACTTTGCTGACTATTTTGCATCATTCATTGGTAACGGCGTCTTTGCAAAGCATTCGAATCAATTAAGAGTTTCTCAGCAAGATTCTCCGAACATGTCAGTAAAAGTACTTTCTGGACAAGCATGGATAAACGGTTGGTGGTATGAGAATACTTCAGAGAAGACATTGATGATAGATCCTGCAGATGGTACTTTGGATAGAATTGACATTGTCGTCGTTCAATTGAATTTGACAAATAGAGAGATCACAGTGTTGCTTCAAAAAGGTACGCCAAGTGCAAGCGCTTCTGCTCCAACTTTGAACAGAGACGAAGACTTGTACGAACTGAAGCTTGCTGAGATTGATGTTTCTCATGGTACTATCAACATCGACGATGGAAAGATAACTGATACAAGATCTAATACTGAAGTTTGTGGCTGGGTTTCTGGATTGATAGATCAAATGGACACGACTGAGTTGTTCAATCAATTGCAAAGTGCTACAGATGATGCAGTCGAAGCGATGAAGAATGCTCTTGATGGAACCACTGCCGGAAGGCTACAAACTCAGATCAATGAGATTGACGAGACAGTCGACTTATTAAATACAAAGATGAGTGACCCTTCTATGAAAAAATGGCTATTAGACACCGTCTTTAAAGTTGGATATGTGTGGGTTTCATATACTAATACTTCACCTGCTTCAATTCTTGGAGGCACCTGGACGCCAATAACTGGTAGCTTTCCGTATTTTAATGCAGGTACGGCGACCGGTGGTAGCAATACACATACTTTATCTTCTGGTGAAATGCCAAGACATAACCATTCTACTAACATCAGAGTGCAAACATCTTATCCTACAGGTCGAGTGAATGGTACTAATGGCTGGCTGACAGACGGAGATTCTGGAATGGTTTATACAAGTTATTCAGGGAGTGGGCAAGCACACAATAACATGCCTGCTTATCAGACATTGTATGCGTGGCGTAGGACTGCATAAGGAGGTACACTACGAATGGTAATATACGATGAAAGTGGATCGAAGCTCGATTGGTTTGATGAGTCACTTGGGCGTGTCAATATAATGTCGAAAAAAGTGTTGCATAAGTACATTGTCGACGAAGAAGAGCAAGGCTATTACGAGACTATAGCTGAGTACCCGGAGACTGGTGGTAAAGACGTCGAATGGGTTGTTGACGCTAAAGAATCTGGTCATTGGGAAACAGTTGATGCGTCTACGGAAATGCCTATTGAAGATTTTGATGGCATTATTGCTGAAGATTGGCCAAAAGATCAAACGATCGAAGACGTATGGGAATATGGAGTATATCATAAGTATACAGATGAAGAGCTTGCTGAAGAGGCAAATAAAAATGCACAACAAAAAGAATACGAACAAATGCAACGTCAAATCGGTGTAGCACTTTCTATGAGTATTATGACAATGAACCTAACGGATGATCAGGCACTTTCAGTATCTATTATCTATCCAGAATGGTCTGTTGGCATTCATTATAAGACTGGCGATATAAGAAGGTATAACGGATCTTTATATAGGGCTTTACAAGATTCTACTGCAGAAGAACAATACCCGCCAGATGCTTTTGTAGCTGGATGGAAACGAATTGGCGATCCTAATCCTGAAGGAATTTTCCCTTGGTCTCAACCACTTGGTGCTACAGATGCGTATCCATTAGGAGCAAAGGTAACACATAACGGCAAGACTTGGGAATCTACTATTGCTAATAACGTATGGGAACCCGGTGTATATGGTTGGAAGGAAGTCGAAGACTCTGGTCAGACTGAGCCTACTGATCCTGATAAACCAGCAGAAGATGAATATCCCGAATGGGTTCAACCAACTGGTGCTCATGATGCATACGATCAAGGTGCTAAGGTCTCTCACAATGGTAAAAAGTGGACTTCTGATGTTTCTGCAAACGTCTGGGAGCCAGGAGTATACGGTTGGACTGAAGTAAAATAATTGTTTATATTTCACTAACAATGTGATAATATGCTAACAAAGAAAGAAGGTGAAACATGAAACTTGAAGAACTAGAAGGCTTGTCAACTGATGAACTTCTTGACATTGTCAATGACATGCATCTTGCATATCCACGTAGCTACGACAGAGAAGTTTTGATTAGTATCTTGAAGACAGCTCCAGAAGATAACTCAATCAGACGTTACATTGAGGAAGCAGAAATTGGAATGCTTGTAGCATTCAGAATTGATAATACGAAAGTCAAGTCTGCAAAGATTGTTAAAAAGTCAACTTCTGACAAGAAGTTTTTGCTTGAGACAAAGTACGGTGCAAAGTTCTTGGTTGACTTCAACGATGTCATCTGGGTGAATACTACTGGTCGTTGGCCACGTTGGGTGTTCAAACTTATGAAAGGTCTTGACGATTAGAAGAAGGTAGAAGCCATGAAAGAAGAATTTGATGAAGGTTTTTCTGTTGAAGAATTGATCATAAATTTCAATGACTTACAGCAGCAAAAGAAACTTGATGACAAAGCTTTTGACGATGAAAAGAAGAAATTCTATACAGCAATGGATAAGTTCTTTTCTTCTAAGAAGATGAAAGGCAAGAAGAATTTTCAGTTTATTGTCGGATACGAAGATAGCGGAAGCGTTCGTTCTTTATGCGGGTTATACAAAGTGACAAAAGTTGTTAGTACAAAGATTCGATTTGATGCTAACAAACTTAAGAAGAAACTTGGCAAAAAGTTGTTCAAAGAAGTATCAAGCAATAAGTGGAATTGCATCGATATTGAAGGTTTAGCAAAATATGTAAAGTCTCTAGGTGGAGAACAAGATGTCTTTAAGTCATTCTTCGTCGTCGAAGAAAAAGTTGATGAATCAAAGATTGAGAACCTCAGTGAAACAGGAAAGATCAAACGAGAAGACATTGAGGGGTGCTATTCAATCGACGAAGGAAAACCTTATTATAAGGTGTCATTCAAGGAAGAAGAAAAAGACGGTGATGAACAATGATTTGAGTGATGGTGAAAAGCTTGCAAGAGTCGTTGTCCATTATGGTCTGATTGACAAAGTCGAATCAAGTAGGACGAAGATTATTTGTCCATTTCATGGTGACAAGAATCCGAGTCTTTCTTTGAACTTCAATGATGGCTTCTTTTATTGCTTTGGTTGCGGTGTCCATGGAAATGCAGAAAAGTTTGTTAAACTTGCTGAGAAGAAACTAAATGGTAAGAATGATCTGGACGCATTGATTGAATACTCGAACATAATGAAGGGTGCTTCAAAAGGAAAGCGACTTATACATGTTAGCCCTTCAGAAGTCACCAGAAGCTCTAAGAAGCTTTTGTATGATCAAGCTTATGATACATACCATGGATTGAAAAGAGTGTCTTGGATGTCATCAGATGATCCCGATGTGATTGAGGTAAGAGGATACATGATCGCAAGAGGGTTCAAGCCTAAGACACTTGACATGGTCGGGGCTAAGATAACATACAGGCATTACTATCCACTTATTTTTCCAATGTTAGACAACGGAATCTTCAAAGGTTGGGTTTGTAGAACTACAACTAAAAAGATTGAAGAACAACGAAAGTACTTATACAACAAAGGATTTTCTAGGTCGAATACATTGGTCGGTGATTATGGTTCGAAGAAACTTAATGGTATTGAATCAAAGTTTGTGATAGTAGTTGAAGGCTTCATGGACAGGTTGAAATTCATACAGTTCGGAGTCAACAATGCAGTTGCAATACTTGGTTGGAAGATGTCACAAGGGCAAATTGACAAGTTAAAAGAAGCAGGCATAGAGGTTGTTGTCAGTGCACTTGACAATGACGAGTGTGGAAGAAAAGGTACTGAGTTTCTCAAGAAGCATTTCGAAGTTGTTAGATGGTGTTACTTGAAGGGACTTAAGGATCCTGGAGATATGGACGAGTTCAAGTTTGGCAAGATGTTCAAGAGAACTGAGCAAAAGCTTAGTAAGGTTTTAGAAGAAAGGAAAGTCGAATGAGTGGACTTCTAAGTAAGATCAAGAGTGATGTTGTTCGTTCAGGTTCGAATAAGTCAAAGATCATCTATTTCCGTGAAGGACAAAAGAAGCGTATTCGTTTCTTGCAGGATATGGATGACGGCATGGAAATTGTAATGCATGATAGTTTTGAGAAAGGCATTACAGTCTTGTGTCGAGAGACTTTCGGTAAGGATTGTGAGTTTTGTGAAGATGAAGACCTTCGAACTCGTTCTAACTATTGTTGGTCAGTATACGACTATGATGACAATGAAGTCAAGCTGTTCATGTTTGCAGTGAATCGTTGCAGTCCAATTCCGCCATTGATGGCAATGTTTGAGAACTATGGAACGCTTCTTGATCGTGACTATGTTATTACTGTTCAAGGACGTCAGATCAATAAGACTTTTAGTGTTATTCCTATGGATAAGGCGAAGTTCCGTAATACCAAGGCAAAGCCATTTAGTGAGAAGAAGGTGCTTGATATTCTTCTTAAAGCTTGGCCATATCCAGACGAAGAAGAAGATTATGATGATGTTCCGGTTAAGAAGCGCCATAAGAAGACTGAAGAAGTCGAGGACGACCAGAGCGACTATGACGATTCTTGGGACGAAGATGAAGATGTAAAAGACTATTCAGATATGACTCCTCTTGAGTTATTCAAGGAATGTAAGAATCGCGGAATTGAAGCAGCAAAGAAGAAGCCTCAGAAGTATTACATCAACCTGCTTGAAGAAGATGATAAAGCAAATGAGGACTGGGGCGATGACGACGACGATGACGAGTGGGAGGACGAGTAGCAATGACAAATGATTCATTCAAGTCAATCTTTGACAGCCAACGTCTGAATCAGATATTCTTGTTATCGAATGGTAAATATGATGCATTTACTGATAAGCGTGACGCAGAACCTGTTGACGATCCAAAGCTTTGCAGTTATCATATACAGCAGCTTGTGTCTGAGATTGGTGAAGTTCTTGAAGCCGACAAGCGTTGGAAAAACTTCAGGAATGACAAGTATGATAAGGATGCGAAAGCCGATGAGATTGCAGACTGTTTCATTGTTCTTATGAACATTGCAATGTTCTCAGGAATGTCAGCTGAAGACTTGTACAACGCAATTTCAAGTAAGATTCAGACAGTATCTGAACGAATTCAGAAGTGTTAGACGTTGGGGAGCTTCGGCTCCCCTTTATCATATGAAAGGCGAGAAACATGGCAATCATAGTTGTAGAAGGCATTGACCGAGTTGGTAAGACGACACTAGTGAATAGAATTCAAGACTACTTTGCATACGATCCGTATCTCAAGTTCAATATCTTTAAGCATGATGAATCTTTGTTTTCGTATGACAAAATGGATAATGACAACGAGACTGACAAAATGATGCAGCTAATTGAGATGGTTGACATCTGTGGTGGTAATATCATTTTTGATAGGTTTCATCTTTCAGAGTTTGTATATGGTGTTTGCGAACGAAACTACTCATTTAGAAATGCTTATATGAATCGTATTCTTGTCGACGATATGCTTTGTCGAGTTGGTGCAGTACTTGTGTATGTTGCACCTGTTTCAGTAGCATGGTCTTCAGACAAGCATGGTAGTGATCTCAACATGCATGACAAGTTGATGAAAGCATCGTTTGAAGACTCTAATATGAAGAAAATTGTAACGTCATTTGACAAGTTCGAAGATGACATAGAGTGCGAGAAACTTGTTTACGAGATTCGAGACTTTCTTACGGAAGTGCGATGATAATGAAAAGTAGATGGTGTATCTGTGCTTTGGCAAACAACATGAAGTTTTTTCATGTGATGGTTTCAAACCTTACTAAGAATATGAAGGATATGGCATGGATTGTCTTCAACGATGATCGCTTGGCAGATAAGACTCAGAGTATTGAGAATGAGCTGGTAAATGCTGGAATTAGACGATACAAGGTTGTTAAAGCGACTAAAGTCAATGATGAGTTCAAGAAGTTAGTCGAAGACCCAGCATCGGTAACAGAGTATCGACTTTCTATGTGTCTGTTGTTTTTGTGGCATGTTGAAAAGCATTTCAAATCATGGGACAACATGTTGTACGTAGACGACGATGTGGTGTTTACGCCTATTGCGGATGATATCTTTGAGATTGAAAAGTGCAGCTTCTTTACAGGTGACGGGTTTATGAAGATGGCAGTCAAATCTGAGCAGTACAGACTTTTGACAGAGTCAATGATCGAGATGTTTGATGATCGGTTCGATGCGAACGAGCTTTCAGCAGATTACGTTAGTTCTTGTGCTTTCACGATTAATCGAAGTCAGTTTGACTTTGATAAGTATGAGAAACAACTAGTTAAGTTCTTTAATGATCCAGTGGTGTTTGACTTCATGCATCGCAGTCGGAAGGCAACTGGCTTTCATACTGATGAGATGTTCCTTTCGTCTTTCATTCATGATTGTGGTCTTACAGATGGCGACTTTGGGAAGATGTTGGCGTTCATCATTTCAAAGGATGATAAGATTCGAGACGTGACAATGAACAACTGGTTCAAGCGTAAGTGCCTGATTCATATTGGGAATACGACTTGGAAGAATGTGACTTATGATCGGCTTATTGCTAACGGTCTCGTGAATGTGTGATATAATCGAATCTAGTTTGTAGCTTCTTGATGCAGAATATCTTAGAAGTAGGTAGTAGTCAATAGGGGGTCTCTGTGAAGATAGGATATAGTTTTTGGGGTTTTCTTGGTGACATCAAGATGGACGTCAATAGATTGCTTGCAAGCACTCCTGATGGAAATGCAACGTATTCATGGTCAATCATAAGCAAGCTTCAAGAACTCGGAAATGATGTTGTGTTGATGATGCCAGATAGAGACGAACCAGCAGTCAAAGCTGTAGGGACTAACATACTTTTCAAGTCATTTGCAAAAGTCAAAAGGATCTCAGCTTATTGCAATTCGATAAAAACTATTCATATTGAAAATGCATATAGAATGTCTGAGGAAGAAGTTCATGAATGTTGGGACAATGCAGGTTGCAAAGATCTTGACATTGTTCTTCATGAATGGAGAATGCCAATTGAAGGACGAAACACGAGAAGTTCAATGGCGACTTTAGGAAGTGAATGGCAACCAGACTTGTTCATTCAAGAATGTTTGATTGACTATTGTAAGAAGAACAATCTGAAGTTAGTCATTTTCGACTTGGACTACAAACTTGAAGAATCTGATGTCAATAAGTTGATTGAAGACGGAATTGACTTGACTGTATTCGAACTCGGTAACAAATGGAAGTCAAAGGAGTGGGCGAAGAAAGTTTATATTCCGTTTGACTTTTCTTCGATGTACGAATTGAAGCCAAATCATTGGGTTGATGACAAGTTAGTCTATGTTGGCAATAGATACGAGCGTGATTGGTGCATTGACAAGTACATTCCACGAAATGTAGATGGTGTAGTCGTCTACGGCAATTGGAATGAAGGAGGAAGGGACTCTTCTAGCAGGTGGCCAGGAATACAATTTAGACACAGGATTCAAGTATGCGATATGTATGAAGCATATTCAAAATCTGCGACTACAATTTTACTTGCGAAAGAAGACTATTGCGAGTATGGTTTTATGACTGCAAGAGTTTTTGAATCTTTGTTGTTTTGCTCAGTTCCGATGTTTATTGAAGAATATGGAAGTGAGTTGATTGAACAATTTACTGGTGACTATTCCAGAATGTTGACTGTTCATTCTGTTGAAGATGTGATAAAATTATCTAATAAGATGTACGACAACGCAGTGACACGTTGTTACATCATAAATGAATTGAGGGAAAGGATCTCAAAGTTTATGGATGTGAAGTTCTTTGTCGAAGAGCTTCTTAGTTGCTAGGAGGTATTATGCATTACAATATGTTCTATCATGCGAAAGATGCTGATGATGCATTTGAGTATTGGTGGGAAATTCTTTCAAGTCATAAAAAAGATGACTTCTTGGAATCTAGGGATGGAAATGTCGTAGATGAGGTAATAAACGCTACTACGGTCATCGAAGATCCTACTCGTTGTTTCATGAAAAACAAGATTAGGAAGATGCCATTTAGATACGCAATTGGTGAGCTTCTTTGGTACTTGTCTGGGAACAATGATCTTAAGTCAATTCAAATGTTCACAAAAGCATGGGATCGTATGAGTGACGACGGTGAAACTGTTAATTCTAACTATGGCTACTGTCTGATGGACAAGTTTGGCTTCAATCAAATTGAGCAAGCATTGATTCAGCTTCGAGACAATCCGCAATCACGGCAGGTTGTGCTTCACATCAAAGAAGCTCGTAACTTGATTGATAATCCTACAAATGACTTGAATTGTACAGTTTGTCTTCAATTGTTCATTCGTGAAGGAAAGTTATACATGACAACTTACATGAGGTCTAATGATCTTTGGATGGGCTTTCCGTACGATGTGTTCCAATTCACTTGCTTGCAGATTCTTTTAGCAATGAAGCTTCATGTTGATGTTGGAACTTATACTCATGTTGCTGGTTCTTTGCATTTGTACGAACGTGACTATGTCAAAGGTAAGAAAAATGAAGATGAATTGACTTGTAAGAAGTCAAAGAAGGAAGATTGATTGAGAAGCTATCTAAGGCCATACTTTAAGTTGACATGTATAAATATATATCAACATTTCGATAGGGGCCTTAGATAGCTTCAGATTTATTCAGAGAGGCAAATAAGTATGTTTGATGTCCATCGCCACGACGAATATTCCACTTTTGATGGCTATGGCAAAGCGACTGAGCTTGCTACGTTGGCAAAGAAATATGGTTACAAGTCGTTGTGCACTACGAATCATGGTAATACTAACGGTCTGATTCAGACTTATGATGCATGTAAAGCAAATGGCTTAAAAGCAATTCTTGGTGTTGAAGGATATTGTCTACCAAAGTATGTTCCTCAGACTCGTGGTTTTCATTTGATTTTGATTGCAAAGAATCTTGTTGGTTATGGGAACATGAACAGACTTCAATATGAAGGAGATAAGCAAAGATACTACAATCCAATTTGGGATTTGAAGCTACTTGAAAAGTATCATGAAGGTTTGATATGTACGACAGCGTGTGTTGCAAGTTATTCATCTCAAGCAATAATTCATGACAATCCAAATAAAGCAGAAAAGTTCATCAAACGACTTGAAGATATTTTCGGTGATGATCTTTACATTGAGATTCAACCGTATAAGATCAGTGATCCTGGCATTCAGGAAAAGGTCAATGTCGAACTTGTCAAGTTGTCAAAGAAGAACAATTGGAAAATGATTCTAACTTCAGATTCTCATCGTGGTTCGAAAGAAGACATTGAGACTTATGTAAAGATGCATGAGATTGCTGGTCATAACATTGAACACATTGTCGATACATATGAAGAAAGATACATGCCTGCACCAGATGAGATGCGAAAGAGATTCTTCAAGATGCATCGTAAAGACTTCGGTGACAAAGAAACTAAACGTCTTGCTTTGGAAATGTATAAGAATCTAGACGAGATCGAAGACAAGTGCGAAGGAAATTACTTAGACGATCTTCCTTTGACATTGCCAAGCTTTGGTGGTTCTCCTGAGAGGTCAAAGAAGATGCTTCGAAAGGGAGTCAAAGAAGGTCTTAAGAAACGTGGCAAGCTTACTAAGAAGTATGTGGATCGTTGCAAGGAAGAACTTGAAGTTATTGAGTATCATGGTTTTGTCGATTACTTCTTGATGGTTGCAGACTATACTAACTGGGCAAAGGAGCAAGGAATAATCGTAGGACCTGGTCGTGGTTCTGTTTGTAATTCACTTGTTGCTTATGCTTTGGGAATTACTGAAGTCGATAGTTTGTTCTTTGGTTTGGACTTCAGACGATTTCTTCGAAAGGACAAGACAAGCTTTCCAGATATTGACTTGGACTTTGAGACATCAAGAAGACATGAAGTTATTGAGTACTTATGTACAAAGTACGAAGGGCATGCGGCGAGAATTTGTTCATACGGACTTTACAAAGTTGACAATCTTTTGAATGATCTTGCAAAGACTTGTGGTCTTGTTGAAGAAGATGAAAATGGTCACCAAAAGGTTAATAAAACTGAGTTGAAGTCAATAAAGCAATTGGCTAACAAGTATATTGATGATAGTTCAAATGTTGACGAAGAAGATCTTTTGTCTGATCCTGAAGCAATAAGATACAATCAAATGTATGATAATATCTTATTGCATTTTTCGAAGTTGTACAAGAAAGTAAGATTCATAGGAACACATGCTGCTGGTGTTGCAATTACTGGTGGCAATCTTCTTGACTATGTTGCATTGAGGACTGATAAGAATGGAGATGTGTTCACGGCTTATGACTTGGAAGATATTGAATCGATCAATGTGATTAAGTTTGACATTCTTGGACTTAAGACGATGGAGTCAATTGGTGATCTTCGTAGGTCAACTGGTATGACAGTAGACTACACTGAAGTCGTAGACGACAAGAAGATCTTGGAGAACTTCAGGATTGGAAATTGTGATGGTGTGTTTCAGTTTGAACGTCAGGCAGCACGAGATATCTTGTCCAAGATCAATTGTGATTCATTTAATGATGTTGTTGCAGCATCAGCGATGAATCGTCCTGGTCCTCTTAGTCTTCATCAGCCAGATATGTATGCGGAGAATAAGTATCATATTGACGAAGCAAAGAACTTGTATTATTACAAGCAAACTGCAGAGTCATATGGAACAATCATTTTCCAAGAGCAAGTTCAACGAATCTGTGTCGACATTGCAGGTATGAGTTGGCAAGACGCAGACAAAGTCATGAAGATGATGAAGGGTGGACACATGACAGAGTCTGCTCAACGTATTTACAATCAGAATCGCAAGGACTTATTCGAGAAGTTTATCTCTGGTGCAGTTGCAAATGGTTATCCTGAAGACGAATCAAAAGACTTGTTTGAAAGAATGACGACTTACACGTTCAATAAAGGACATGCTACTGGTTACTCATTGATCTCAGTCGAGGAAATGTTTTACAAGACTTACTATCCAAACGAATACTGGTTTGCAAAGTTAAAGTATGCTAGGACTGATCAAGAACGTTGGAGGTTCCAAGAAAAAGCAGTGAAAGATGGATCGGTATTATTTCTACCTCATGTGAACTATTCAAAAGTTAAGACAAGTCTTAGAAAAGTCGATGGTGAGCATGTCATTCAGATTGGTCTTTCAGACGTCAATGGAGTCGGAGAAAAGGCAGCTAATTTTATTTTTGACGAAAGAAAGAAGAATGGAATCTTTAGAAGCTTTGACGACTTCTATGACAGGTGTAAATCAAGACTTGTAACTTCAAGGGTTGTTGACATTTTGAAGGAATCTGGAGCATTAGAGTTCAAAAAGCAAATCTATATTGACCGTGTAACGAAGTACAATTCTAGCCTGTATTCAAAGGGGTGACAAGATTGGTATTCTTTTCTTTTGATACTGCAATAATGACGATGTTCATGATAATAATCGTTGGCGCGATTTCGGCAGCAATATCTGCAGCCATAGCAATATGTTCTAAGAATAGAAATGACAATGCAGAAGGAATGCTGGACATGATGACTTCGTTTATGATGATTTGTCCAATTATATGCATGTTTGTTGTCATTATAACTTTCATACTGATATCACTTAATGTATTCATATTGAGATAAACATGCTTATTCATAGGAAGTCATCAGATACATTCTAAGACCCATAGTCAATAATTGATATATAAAATATACATATTGAACAAAATAGGGTCTTAGATGTCATCTGGTTAATTCAAACATTTTCAAATTATCGTAGAATCTAATCGACTATATGATATAATTGAATAGGGCTGGAAATAAGAAACCAGCGAAGTCGAAAGGATTCTACAATGGAAACA